TCAATTTACAATTGATTCGCTCTTGTAATGAATATAAAGAGATCGATCCAATGATCGCTGTTTTGTTAAAATTGGAAGACATTGATATACCTTATAACAGAAAGGTTACTATTATGAAGAATTACGAAGCACTTTGTTTGATGAGAACAGACATTATTCATCAGAAAGATCAAACCAAATTAGCAGAGCTTGTAAGTTGGGATCCATTAATCGGAACAATGAATGATATTCTCCACGCCTACTACGATAGGCCCTTAACATTACTAGGGAAAATGACTCATTATGCAGCATACTGTGGTGTTAAAGTATATAATAAAGAGAATTCTTGGCTAATTGAGTTATTAAGTACTATGAGCAAAATATCCGGCATCTCATTGCAAGAGGCTTCATCTCTCCATAAATTTTTCTATTATGCTCAAATTGACGAAACAAAGGGAGTTATGAAATACCTACAACGTGTTCATACGCCTCGACCATTCAAAGAAAATCGAATTGTCGATTTGGTCAACTTGGCAAAACGCACATTTATACTAAACTTTTATAAAAGACATAAAATACTACCGATGTTAGAAACAGCACCTGAAAAACTTAAATTAGTATCTGATTTAATCAAATCTGGAAATCGAAAGCAATTAGAACAGAAAGCATTGACTTGGTGGAGCGACATAGAAATTGGTGAATCTCTATCAAAGCCAAGCACATATGACCCTCTAGAAAAGGCAAAGGATAAGGGCGCACTTTTGCCAGAAATTGCATTCGGACCTGGTGATTCTCGCAAAGAATTGCTTCAAGTTATTGAAAGAGTTGATTATGAACTAATCCCTTTGCCGATAAAAGAATATAAACACGATAAGGAATCTACTGTCGAAAGGCGCACATTTGACGGACATAGGCTACGTGTCCCAAATCCGACTAGGTTGATAGCTAAAGAGAGGGAACAGAAGATTGAGGCGAGATTATTCGGAAATACGACTATCGATAATAAGCACGGATTATCATATTACATGGACCTGATGAAAGTTATACTTTCTTATTTCGATGGCGAAATGATGACAATCAGCGATAAGGAAAGGAAAATGAAAATTCACGAAGCTGGACAATATCTGTTGGAACCCGGCTATTATTCTATATTACTGGACATTGAGGGACATAATCAAAGTATGCAATTAGGAAATGTGGGGCCACTTGCTGAATTTTGTGGGAAGCTTTTTGGCGAAACAGGATGGTCTAATCTATCTGCTTATTTCAATGATCTTACAGTGTATTATTATCACATCTATTTAAATGATGTGTATGTGTCTAAAGGCCAAAAAGGAGGCATTGAAGGTTGGCAAAATCCGTTATGGACTCTTCATACTACACTAATTGTCAAATTACTCATTGCTGAGTTACAGTGGAATTCACCTATCCAGATGATATACTCAGATGATGTTGCTATAGTAGCAGAACTACGTATTAAGACACAGGCGCAATTAGACGTATTCTTTAATGAAGTTGTCAAATTCTTTTTGGATTTTGGTATGATTTTGAAGAAAACGCAAACTGCTATCAGTGCAAATCGTATAACTATGCTTCGGAATCATTATTTTAAAGGAAAGAAATCAGATTCAACATTAAAAAGGTTAATCGCTACAACCAGCTTCAACGATGAACAATTAGTTAGTGAAGAGATTGAAGTTTCAGGTATATCATCAAGTATTTCGTCCGCAATGGAGCATACGAATCATTTGTATACGTGTTTGTATACAAAATGGTATAAAGTTATATTAACTATACTCAGAGCCCAAGCAGCACTTCTTTTGAAGAAGAGAGAGAATTCTATGTTATCCTTCGGCGAATTGGGCACATTGTTATCAAATATGTTACACGATTACAATCTGGATAAAGACATCAATTGGTATCTTGAAAATTCGAAATCTATAGGCTTAGACCAAGACTTACGTAAAACATGCAAGAAGTACCAATTAAATAATATAGATGCTCAGGATGTATCAGCTGCCTTGATTAAATTATATGAGAATCCAGTGAACACAGATATTGAACGTATGAAAGTTGATATGATGATGTATCTAATCAAGACAAATAGTTTACTCCAAGAAATAATAATATTTAGAATCTTTGCTCCTGCGGACCTTGGAGGGTATGGGTTGAATTTCCTAGTCACTCAGGCCATTTCTGGGCATTCTAGTGGCAAAATTAAGCAAGTTTATTATCTAAAACAGCTAATAGATACACAACTAAAGCATGGCGACTTCCTGTACAAATGTTTGGAGCATAGCCTTGGTGAAAAGGTG